AAAGGTGATTTCCAGCTTGAACAGACTCGGATACTCCGTCACTTCAACCTCGCCATTGGCAAAGCTTTCCGCAACATTCTTGATGAGCGCAACCGTTGTAACGCCGGCACCGCGAAGCTTGGACTGAATACGGCTGCGGCGATAGCTCACATCCTTGCTTTCCTCCACCGGGATCCCAAGCGTCTGCTCCCAGTACTTGAGGCCCCATGTAGCAGTCTCTACATTAAGCTGTGCCAGAAGGCTGTCCCGCGCCTCCCAGAGCGCAAGGATCTCGGGCTCGACAGCGGCCTGAAGGTCCTTGAACTCCGGAGAGCCCGCATAAAAGTCAGGGTATCGTGCAATCAGCGGTTTCAACTCACAGTCACCCCCGTGAGCACCGGCAGGCTGTCGGCAGCCACAGAGATGTTCGTGGTGCCACCGTTTACCGTCAGTGCGGAATAGTCAACGACGCCGGGCACGGACAGAAGGCGGAAGGCGATCTGGTTATAGAGCGCGGTATATGCCTTGCCGGAGAGGGTATCCGTTTGCAGATCGATGTTGTCCGAAAACGCTCCGGAGGACAGGTCCATCAGATAATCCCTCACAGAAGCCTCCAGAGCGGCCTGTACAGCGTCTTTTGTCGTGGTGCCATCCACGGTCACGGTTGCCGCCACGCTGATTTCCTGCGCCTGTGCGGCCACCACAGTGACCTCCGGACCGACAGGACGCTGGGTCTCGATATATTCTGCGCAAGCAGTAACGATAGACTCGTCGGGCGGCTCCATGTCATCGCTGGCCAGCACAACCTTAACTGTGCCGGCGCCATTCCACTTGGAGATCACACGCGCGGCGCCAATGCCGGAGACCTGACCCGCCCACAGCTGATAGTGATACGGGTTTCCGGAGGTGGCGCTCCGCTGCATACGCTCCAGGTACCGGGCAAGAAGTGCCTCGTCAGACTCCTGATCACTGCCGCCAGCCGCAGCAGCGTTGGTATAGGACGCAATGCCGGAGTAGTTTTTCAGCGTGGACACGATCTCGCCTTCACCGATGTTATAGATGTCGCCTACCTCGGCCGCAGTCAGGATGCCGACTGCCGCACCTTCAGACACAGTAACAGCTTCAGACAACATGAATGTCAGTCCGGCCGCTGTATAGAACGGAGCGCCAGCAGGGACCGTTGCACCGTCGGTTCCGGTGAAAGTGATCTCGCAGGTGGAATAGGTACCCGCTTTTCTGATTACACCCACGATAGAAGCCTGCTTATCAATGAATTCGCCGGAGTTTTCATCAACATAAAACGCAGGCAAGAACTCGTCCATCTTGTGATAACACGCACAGATCTCCGCAGCCATGGCAGAGATTACATCATTGGTAAAGCTGCCCTCGCGGGTCTGCAAGGTGGTTGTCAGCCTGCCAAGGATATTCTGCTTAATGCTTTCCACTGTCACATTTTCAAACATTGATTTCCACCTCCCCATAGATGGTATTTACCTTGCAGTGGACGGAGAGCAAGGTATTTGAGAATTCAACAGATACTTGCTGGACTTCCGTAATGTACGGATTCGGCTGCAAAGCCTCCCGGATGTATCGCGTCGCTTCGCTTTGCTTAACTTCGGGAGTAAACGCCTGCCCAATGAGGCTTTCTGCTTCGCACCCATAGTCCCAGGTGTAGATATCGTGACGGAATCGAGCGGTCTTTAGTGCTTTCCACACCCAGACCTTGACGGCTTCAGCACCGGTGACCTCTACCGGACGGCCACCAGAAAAGATAGGCGTTCCGTTTACAAAGTCCCATGCGATTTCACGGCAAAGCGGGAGCTGTGCTGCGCTGGTTTCGCTCACTTCGGGCTGAACCATCGGAAAAATGCTGCTCATTGATACACCACCTTGTCGTAAATAATGAAGCTCTGGTTGTCAGAAGTTAGCACTACCACCTGATCACCGGCTTTGAGAATATTTTTTGCGAGGGTCAGATTCAGAGTGCCACTGTTCACCGTCATGGAGCTGTGGCTCCCCATAGGACAGCTGGCGGAAATTGCCAAGCTGCCCTTAACATTCACGGACTCTGCGTAACCGCGCATCAGATGGGAGCATACAGCAACTCTCTCCGCTTCCTGCGGAGTTCCGCACACATCCAGCGTAATAGGGTCCACGGTAACAACTGTGGCCAGCAGGAACTTCAGCGCCCCTTCTCTGGCTTTCTCGGCGCCCACCGTTCCCATCGTTTCGAGGATGTCAGTATAGGGATTTGTACTCATACACACCTCCTGAAATCATGTGGTAGGCACACTGCCGGCTTCCTGCTTGTCCATGAGGTTTCGGAAGTCCAGCGTTACCGTGGTCTGGTAGATGCCATTGGTGACCGTATGGCTGTCCGAAAGGATCCAGAACAGGCCATCCGCGCCGGTAACAGGCTCATGAACAACAACGGCATTACCGGTAATCAGCTTTTTGTTTCCCAGACAGACAGCTGTAATGGTCTGGGAGTAGCCGTTCTCCTGCAGTATATCCTTTGCAGCGGCGGCAGGATCATCATAAGAACTGGCTTTGATTGCGGTCTGGAACAGGCCATACAGCGCCCGGTAGTTATCCGGACTGTCATAGGTGGCCACTTTCTTGAATTCGTCTGAATATACCGCAACGGAAGTCACGATAGTTTCAATGCTGTCTTCCGCTTTGCACGAAATCAAGTTGGAACCAGGCACAAGCCGAATACTTTCTGTATTGATTGCTTTTTCAACAACTTCAAGGTCGTTACTCTTGAATCGGATCTGGTACTTCTTTCCCGTTTTCTCGGATGCCAGCGTATACATTGTCTGGATGATCTGATAGAGATTGGTACCAAGGAAGTTTCGTGAAACCTTCACACCGGTTGCGGCAATACTACCAACAGGAATGCCGAACTCACTGCAGAGCTGTCGGGTGATATCCTCCGGCGTCTGATTGCGAACAGCCATGAAGGTGGAGTTATTCTTGAGGAAAACACCTCTGTCATAGGCCGTGCAGGAAATGATCTGTTGACGGGTATCGCGACTGCACCGTCGGACATTACCAGAGAAAAGAATATCTGCCTCGTTATAGAGCCTCGCCATACCGCCAATTTCGACCAAAGCGCCGGCAAGGACATCAAATGACAGCTTTCTGGCACAGTCCTTATAGTTCCCGCTCCAGGTAAGGCTTTTCACTCGATTGGTAATGTGCTCCGTCTTACTGGCATCATTGCTCCAGGTGCGGATTTTCAACAGGTCGTCATAAGCCATATATCAGCACCTCACAGCAGCGATTTGTCAGGAATCGTGATTATCTGGTTTGGAAAAATCAGGTTGGCATTCTTAATGCCGTTATAGGCCGCCAGCCTATACGCCAACTGGCCGTTGCCGTAGTACTTTCGAGCAATTCCCCAGAGCGTGTCTCCGGGCTCAACTGTGTGCGAGTCGGCGGCAGTCTTGGCGACGTCAACGCTGCGGCCGGTGTTGCCAGTATCCACCCGCTCTGTGGTTTCCGCAACGAGATCCCGATACTGCCGGAGTGTCAATGTAACGATTAGATCGCCGGCACCGCCTTCCGCCCGGAACTGTACCGGAGGCAGCAGAACGGGATAATTCACAGGGGTATCTGTAACGATAAAACGGAGAACATCTCCGTCATTGGACCATCGGACCAGCTGATCAATGATACTATACGGATCTCCGGTATATCCAGGCACTGTATAATTGCGTTCTTCTGCAGGAAGGAGGAACTCCACCTGCTCATTGAAAAGTGCCTGCACCCCCGGCAAATTGACTTGTCCGATCTGCGCCATATCAATGCTTTGAACGAGCCGACCGACAGTCAGCTGGAACCCTGGAGGAGTTACGGGCATGACCAGTTCCTCATTGGTCTTTGTATTTCTGAATATAATTCGCATAATCAACCTCCGTAAGACACCAAAGCCATCTTGAGTTCATTTGCAATTTCCCTGGCTATGCGGTGAACATCGGAGTCATCTCGAACATTGAAGTTGTTGTCGGTAACCAGCACAACGATACCTTCAGACCCTTTTCGACGTGCCTCCTCCGCAGTCAGAACCCGTTCGCCCTCGTGCAGCATCGCCGGGTAATTGTCATAAGGCACATAACTAAGGCCGTAGGCATATAGGCCAAGATCCCGCAGTGTTTGAATGTGTTCCGCGTTTGCTGCAGCCTCTTCAGCGCTGATAGCCGGCGCGATAGTGAATCCGGCGCCTTTCGTGAACGCATTCGATGTTCTGTAGGCATTGGTAGCCGCTTCAAGTCCGATTGTGTTCTCCCGGATGGCGTCGATCTGGCTTAACTCTACGTCCATGTATTCCTGGTACAGGTCACTAGACTCATAGACCGCCGTGGCCAGAGCCTCCGCGTCCTCTTTTAACTGCTCCATTTTCAGGCCTGCTTCGAAGGATCCGTCTGCATACTGCTGTGCGGCCAGAGCATATTCCTCCCTCATGGCGTCCAGCTTTGCACTGTCTAACGCTCCATACAGACTTGTCTTTTCACCAAGCAAAACGGCAGACAGAGCCTCTCTGGTGTACTGGTCTGCCAGATTCTCCATTTGGGCGCGATTTTCGCCGCTGACACGGCTCAGTTCCGTCAGTGCATCACCCAGAGGACCTTCATAGGAAGCAATAGAGCGCTCTTTCTCCTCGTTTCGAAGGGCGTTATAGGCATCGCCGCCAGCGATGTCGATGTTGCCAAGAAGGTCTTCCAGAGTGGAGTCCAAACCCTCTGTAGTTTTAGACATGGCGTCCATCATGCCCGCATATGGGCCGTTTTCGTCGGCGAACCTCGCGAGGATGAGGTCACTGACATAGCCGCCGCTCAACTCGCTCTTGGATATCTTGTCATAGACGTCAGCGATGGTAATGCCAAGATCATCTGCAATCCACTGGAACACGGAGAATCCCCGCTCATTCAGGGGGTTCAAATATTCCAGTGTGGCCTTGTCGCTGGACTGCATACGGCCAATGTAGGTGGCAACGGTATTGATGTCAGCTGTGGAAAGGCCCAGCGCGGCACCGGCGTCGCCAACCTTGGTCAATGTGGGGATGATATCTTCCACCGCATAACCAAAGGTAAGCAGGGTCTTGGAAAGCGACGTCAGATCATCATAGCCAAAAGGCGTGGATGCGGCGGTGGACTGAATGTCCTCCAAAAACGCCGCGGAGGCCTCCTTGCTACCCAACAGAGTGTCGAAAGAGAGCTTTGTGGTCTCGCGGCTGGCAGCTGCGATCATGCCGGAGGAAATGCCTTCCGTCGTGGCCTCGGCTGCGGTCTCATAGAGAGACTGGTAGTAAGATTTGAAGGCGTCGTCTTTTGCTTCGAAAATTTGTGTGCCACCCTTAATAAGCCCGGCGGCTCCACCAACCAGAGCACCAACTGCAGTACCAAAACCGGGGATAACAGATCCCAGCAAGGCACCTGCCGCTACGCCAGAACCAACGCCAGAAAGTGTACTGGAAAGCACAGTGGCAACAGGTTGTCCGACCAGACTTGTACCCAAAGCGCCTGCCAAACCAGCAACACTTGTCATAAAGTCTTTGGCTAATCCTGCCTGCGCGAGAGCACCGCCGAGAGTAAGATCTGCACCACCGCCCGAACTGCCTCCGGATCCGCTGCCACCACCTCCGGACTGAAGCTTTTTCATGGCTGAATGAACATCGTTGATGTCGCGGATGGTTTCCTTTGCGGCGGTGGAATACCCTTTCGATGCGTCAGTCAGCTCGGCGTATTCCTGCTTCAGGTTCTCAAACTTGACTTTATCGGCTTCCTCGCCGGATTTTTTGAACGTCTTGGCGGCTTCATCCATAGCCTTCTTGACTTTTAAGGCTTCTGCCGACGTGGATGCGGCCTTCTTGTTCAAAGTGTCATAGCGGCTGCCCAGCTGCTGCGCCTTGCGCTGCATTTCTTCAAACTGCTTTGAAACCGAAACTGACGAACTGGCAATGGATCTCATAGTGCCGGAGATATCGTCCGTCATTTTCATTACGATGGAAATAGATTCTGCCACAGGCAACCTCCTTTCACGCACCGTTGACAAACAGGTGCTGGATATAGTAATATAAAAATAGAAAGCATAGGAGGGATAGCATGAACGACGAAATTCGCCGTCTTAATCGGTGTTTTTTCATCACAATCGGTATAGGTATGGCTATTGGACTTCCCCTTGCGATTCTCATGATTTTATCGTGCCTTTGATATAAACGAACCGCCCTCCCGGCTCTGGGAGGGCGGCTTTTTCATGCCCTCGATCAGCTTTCCAGCTCATGGGCGAAGAATGCCATAATAATCCCCCGCCACCCGTCTTTGCTCTCATATAGGGCTCGCAGGTCATTTATGCCCCAGTGATGTACATGATACAGGTGGTACAGAAGAACCAGCTCCGGATCATCCTTCGCCCTCAGTCGTTTTTTACATCAGAGAGGGTGCTCCGCAGATATCCGGACAGTTTCTGAATCTGAGCGTAGAGTTCGTCCACTTCTCCGGAGAGCAGCATGGATTTCACGACATCAACGGGAGTCGCAATGCCCTTTTCCTTATCCAGTGGAGCATTCTTCCAGACAGGGTCTGCGCAGCCGTACAGGACGCCATAGACGGCGTGCTCTTCGGTGGGTTTATCCATGATTCTGCGCACCTGATCGTATGTCAGACCACGCAGAGTAAAAATAACCGGTTCTCCCGCCAGTTTGCTGAGGCGGGTGATCTCTACCTTTTTCTCGGGCAGAGTCTTCCGCATGTCAGGCAAATCGGACCGCAGGAGGATATCCAAAGCGCTTTTCTTGTCGTTCATAGGTTACGCCTCCACAGTGTCCAGGAATTCTGCGTTCGTAGCCTGGAAAGGAATGGTGATGGAACCGGACTTGGAAGCCTGCCAGTCCATCAGGGTCTGTTCATCATAGCTGACGCCATAAACAGCGATGCGCTCGGCACCATAGGCGTCAGGGTCGGCCAGCTTGCCGACCAGAGTCTTGCGCAGGTCGCGGCCGGACATAGCGGCCTTAAAATCATCGGCACCGCGGGTATAGACCTTGTGCAGGGTCACAGAGCCGGTGATTTTCACGCCGATTAGCTTGCGGTCTTCTGCCATCTGACCGCACATGTTCAGGGTATCGAAATTCTTGGTCATCTTGAGCTGGAAAGCAGAGACCTCTGCGACCTCAATGCCATCCTCCCAGATCTGGCCCCAAGTGCCATTCATTACTCGGGGTGCACTTTCCATTGCCATGGTGTTTTCCTCCTTACAGGTAGATATTGACGGCCACGTCTTCCATGGCGTCCACAGGACGGACATAAATGGACAGGAACACATGAGTGCCGGTGTTGGCTTCCTTGATTTCCTGTTCGCTCATCTCAACAGTAGGAGTGCCCTGTTCCTGCAGGTAAGCATCCTGTGCGTCGACATCAATACCGACAGTGAAATCAGCATCGATCAGACCGTCCTTTGCCAGTGCCTGCAGATACACAGAGATCGCAGTCACCAGCTGGAGCTTGTTGTCGTAGGTGTTGGGCAGCTTGCCGATGTAGTTGTCCTGAATGGTCATGCGGATGTCATGCTGCATCATATCCAGGCACTCGACGATTTTGATCTTTTTCCAGATGTCGGAGCGGCCAGTGATGGTGGTCAGACTGTTGACGCCGCGGCCGCATTTGACCTTCTCGCCGTCGTGGTACAGCACCAGCTTGCCGGCGCCGACAGCGGTATCCATATCGAGGCTGGTCATACGGGTGATGTCCTCGACCTCAGGCAACGCAGCGTAGGTGATGGACTGCTGCATGGGAGTGCCGGCGATCAGGCCGGCGATTCTGCCGCAGTATCCGGCGGTGGTGTAAGTGACGCCATCCACCAGAATGCCGCTTGCCACAAAGTTAATGACACCTTCGTGGTCGCCGGCGGTGTTGGGCAGAACTGCCTTGTAGGTGGCATAGTTATCCGCACGCTGGTTGATAACCCAGGTCTTGATCACAGTGGCCTCGGCCTCGGACAGATCTGCGGGGCCGGCCAGATAATCAAACTTCTGCGTAGACAGCCAGGTCAGCACATCACCGTCTGCGGCAATGGTTTCGTCGGCGCCCATAATGTATACCAGAACCTTCTTAGGGGGATTGACGCCACCCAGGAACACGCGGCGAATTGCGTTCTGGTTTTCGACACCCAGAGTAGCGGGGATCTGGCCGGTAGAGGTCAGAGTATACTTCAGAGCCTCGGCGTTTGCGACAGCGTCACGCAGAATCAGCGCCACAACGCCCTTCTGGCTCCGAGCAACAGCCGTGCTGGCCGCCTGCTTAAAAGCAACCGTCAGCTTGGGCATAGCCAAATTGCTCATGTGGATTCCTCCTTCTTATTAACAAATCTTGTGTTCAGCGTCTGCATGATTTCCACAAGGGTCTCCGGCAGGAAGTCCTTGCGGTCAGCGGTCAGCGTCAGCACCAGCTGCACCTCTGCCGCATCATACAGGCTTGTATCTGCCGCTAAAGAAGTGACTTTCGGTGCCCGGTCGGCGACCTTCAGGTATCCGGCTGCGAAGGCACCCATAATCATCATTGCACGCAGGTCCAGTGTAGGCAGATGTGAGTTGTGGACCTGATCCACCTCACAGAAGGTGGTTAACTTGAATTCATATCGCAGGCTTACTGCACCATTGCCAAGGGAGAGCGGATCCAGAGAGATCTTTCCGAGCTCAACCAGATTGCTGGGGCGGGTAAATCCGGACTGGACTAAATCCTGATAGACAGTCTCGCCCGGGAACACCTCTTCCAGTTTGGCGCAGATAGCGGCCTGAATATCCTTCGGTAAAATCATCGTGAATCGTACTCCTAACTGCCATAGATGGCATCGTCAATGGCGTCGCAAAGCTCGCGTACAGCATCGTCAGCAGCTTCAAGGGCAATTTTCTGGGCATTCATCCTTGCCCAACTATAGAACTGACGCCCGGGAACATACGTCCGCCCGCTCTTTATACGGGGCGTGTATCGTGCTGCCGTTCCGGAGGGAGGCCGGATCGCATGGCCTTGGTCTACATATCGGGTGATGTCCCTCGCGGTGGTTTTTCCGTCTTTGGTGACTGCCACGTCTTCGCTCACTGGTGAAACAGCCACGTAACCGTTGTTGCTGCCGACGCGCATATCCTGCCAGCGCCGGATCCGGCCGCGAGAGTCATTGACGCCCTGTCGGACAACCTGGTCTTGGACTTCTTTCAGAACGGAGCTACCCATGGTGAGCAGTGCAAACCGCTTAACCTCGGGCCATTCCTCGATAAAGTCCTCCCAGTATTCCCAGAATTTATCCCACTGCTGCATGTCGAAGGTGGTAGATCTGCTCATCAGCAGTCCTCCTTCCTCCGGATTTCAAACTCGTTTTTATACGGGTCCAGCAGATGCGGGGTCAGAACGAGATAGTACTGGCCATCAGCCACCAGCCAACTGCCTGGGCGAAGGTCAACGCTCTTGGGGGTCACCAGAACATAGGTCGTAGTGACTTCCGAATGGAAATCCGGCTGATCATGGCCAACATATTTCTCTGTAAGAATGCCAGGGAAGCAGATTCCGTGAGGATCTCGGTCCATATCCGCCTGACAGTTCACCGGAGAGCATAAAGCAGCTTTGATGTCGAGTTGGTTCCTATTTCGCTCTGTGATTCCCGTAAGAAACAAGAAATCCTCTCCTACCTTGATAGCGTTGTGGAGAGATATCTCCTGTCTCCATACCACCAGAGAGGCATCTCTCGCGCCTACTCCAACCGTGGAAAACAGGTTTTTCTTTTGGCTGAATTCGACAGCGACACGGATATCTCGGATAGGTACCCAGCCGAAGGTGCCGGGTCTTGATTCCTGCAGCTCCAGCACCTTGGCGGATTTATTAAGCTTCCCTGCGCCACAGTAACCTGTCATAGGGCATCCCCCTTCTCCTGCGGAGGATCCTCACCAGCATAGCGGAGCTCCAGGACAAAGCTGTTGACCATGCTCTGAACGGCATTCCCGTCCAAATCAGAACCGCGGCGATCATAATGCATAGCGGCAAGCGCATAAATGAACAGGTCATAATTCGCATTGTTGGCGTAATCGGGAACACCTGCTGCACGAGCCTTGGACTTTGCAGCCGATACGAAAATTTCCAGTTCCTCTGCATTTTCCACAGGATAGTTCATATAGGCATTTAAGCCCTGCGCTGTTGCCGCCATAAATTACTCCTCCTCAGGCTTCTGCTCAGGCTGAGCAGCGACCATGTATTCGATATACTTGCTCATGACCCAGCCGGTGCGCTCTCCGGTGTGGACAGGAACCCAACCAGGAACAGAGATCTCGTAAGGCAGCGCCAAAACCACAACCAGAGTCCCTTCCTGCAGCTCCTCCACCACCTTGTGAGTGGTGGAGGGACCTTCACGCAGATTCAGGCGCTCAGGCATGGTAACGGCAAGCCGGCCTTCAATGCCGGCCAGAGCGGTGTCCTCAATGTTGACGCCATCCAGAATAGTGTCAACGGTCTGCGTTTCGGGAACCGGAGTCTCGGGAGCCAGAGCTTCAGGAGTCTGAACCTCGGGTGCCACGGAAGCATTGGTCTCATCGTTCTTCTTTTTTCCCATAACCGTTACCCTCCTTGGTTATTAGCCTGCTGCGCCGGCGGCAACCTTTGCCAGGCGGAAGGCGCTCTTCAGGCGGATACGATGATCGCCCCAAGCGGTCAGGACAAAGTAATACTCGCCCTTCTTGGCATCCTTATCGGTCTCATAGATGGTACCGATATCATAGTTCTGGCGGGAGAAGCGGAAGTCACCGACGATGGGAGTGACAGCACGATCATTGAACACCACAGGGATGCCAATAACATCCTCGGGCTTCTTGCCCCACAGATCGGTGGCACCGTTGGCCATGGCGGTAATGCCGGCATAGTAGTCCTGCTTACGCATAACAGCGGAAGCGTTGGCCGCGAACATCTCGGGCAGGTCGGCCCAAGCATTGATAACAGCCTGAACCATGTTGGGACCCTCGACCTCCTTGATGTCGTTCAGGTAGAAGGACATATGGTCGTGAGTGCCGTCAGCAACAGTACGGAAAGCGTTGATCTTTTCCTTGATAGCCAGACCGGACTTCAGTGCAGACTCGATCTTCTCCACCAGGTTGGTGTCGGTACCGTGCAGAACAGTATCCTTGACGGTGGCAAAGATCTTGGTCTTGAAGCGACCATATGCGACACTATCGCCGGTCATCTCGATTTCCTTTGCGGTCTCCTCGTCGGTCACATCCTCCAGAGAAGCATCCTCGATGGCGAAGTCGATCTTGGCCTCTTCCAGACCGCTGATCTGAGACACAGGCTCGATGCTACGCAGAGAGTTCTCCTCCACAGGCTCTGCCAGCAGTTCGCTCACCATGTTGGTGGGCAGCAGATGCTCACCGCCGCCGAGGTTTTCAGAGCCGGTGGGAATAGCACCCAGACCAGCATAGGCTTTCTTCATGTCACCGCCGGTCAGAGCAGCGCGGAAGAATGCAGCCTTCGCCTTGACGGCCTTGTCAGCTTCGGTCAGGCCAGCAGTCTCGATGACCTTGGCCTTCTGGGCAGCTTCCATTTCATCGTGCTGGCTCTGCAGCATATCACGGCGGGCAACCAGCTCATCACGGTGGGCTTTCTTTGCGTTGATATCCTCCATCTTAACGGTGGGGTCAGCAGCCTTTTCTGCAATCCAGTCAGCATCGGACTTGATGGCATCGTTCAGAGTTGCGATCTTTTCCTTCAGTTCAAACAGCGTCATTTTCACATTCTCCTTTTACAAATATTTCTTGTTTTCCTCGATGATTTCAGCCCGCTTTTTGCGGTCCTCTGCGGATTCCATGGCCTGCTGCAGCTTAGGCATCAGGTGTTCGGCGAGGATCTCTGCATAGCCCGTGAGATCAGCGTCCTTGAGGGTCACCATTGCGTCACGGATTGTCTGATCCATGCCCTTGGTGACACCGGCACCGCGCTGTGCGGGAACAGCCACAAAAGACCATTCATAGGCGTCGGTGGGTTCCTCCAGGTTCTCGGCGCAGATCACTCCGTCACATACAGAACCCTTCACATGACCATTGCTGCAGACTTTCTGCCAGGTGTTCCAGTCGAAAGCCATTGGCTCACCACAAATCGAGCAGGAGGTTTTGCTGATAGCGCAACCAACAGATACCTCCTTCAGGATGCCGCCCTCGATGGCGTCAATGGTGGGCTGATTGGCCTCGTTTCGCAGCATATAGGCGCTGCCCAAAAGAACGACCTTCTGTTCATTCAAAGTGTTTTTCTCGTCAGTTTCTTTCGTTTCAACCCTGTAGAGGCGTGCGATCTGTCGGTCAGCACTCCACCGGTGATCACTGATGCCCGTTTTCCCGAGGAAAAGCGGCACAAGAGCATCAAGGGTTTCGTTGGTGAACCTCTCGTTATCGCGGTCTACATCGTTGTCGCAAAGAACGACCGAGAAGCAGTAGACCTCTTCCGGTTTCAGTTCCTTTACGCTGTATTTGTTAATCAGGTCAATATCAGCGGTTGCATCCGCCTTTTTTGCCCCGAATAACTGCGATTTACTGATTTTTCCCATTTGTACCTCCTGTTCTTTCGCCCTCCGGATGCTCGGTGATGTACTCCAGCGTGGTCAGGTCTCTGGACACCAGAAGCTTGTTGCCGTTTTTATCCGGCGGCATATTATACTGACTGCGGACCTCATTGGGCATTTTCCAACCGCCACGAATGGCCTTCTGATTCACATCAGCCTGCGTAGCGGCGTCTGCTCGGAGGATGGCCTCCATATCAAACTTGAAGTGATACCCGCGCTTGCGCTGATCCCTGGTCAGCAACTTCCGATTCAACTCCTGCTCATAGGCCGTGACAATCGGCAGCATGGTCAGCATCAGGAACTCCAGCATCTGCTGCTCCTGTGAGTTGAAAGACGTGTCAGAATAATCTCCCATCAGGTGAGGCGGGATATTGTAGACCATGGCGACCTTCGAGCGCGTGATTTTTTCCACCTCAAAGAGCTTGCTGTCTACAGGGGACATATTCATGCTCTTTGCTGTGACGCCGGATTCCAGCAGCAGGATGTTACCGGATGTTTCGCGGTAGGTCTGCATGAAGGTCTCAACCATCTCTTTTTTCTGCGCTTCACCGAGATTTGCCGGAGCCTCAAGCACGATAGCGGCGTTGACGCCCTGATCCAACTGCTTCACGCTGAAGGTCTGGATATTGTCGCTGTACTTCATAGTGTCATAGAGCACAGAAACAGGATTTACGCCGGTATAGCCGTTCGTGGAGATGAAAGGCACATGGATCACATAGAAGTTGTGGACATAGTACTCTGCCCCTTTCTCCGGGGTAATTTTGTACCACAACTCGCGGCTCTCCTCCTCCAAAATAGGGGTTACCCTGTTAGGATCCAGAACATCAATTCTCTGCAGGGAGTTATCTGTGGTAGAATACAGCTTCAATCCATAGCAATTTCCCGCTGTGCAGCGGCAGGCCTCCAAAGACTTGAACAACTGGCAGCTGGTCATGCTCGGATTTGGAGCAAATCCCACCAGATCATTCAGGTCATTTTTCACTGCGCTTGTTCCGCGGTACAGCTGGATGGGCATTGCCGACAGGGCATTTGAAATACGAGAGACCGCAGAAAACAGCAATTCGCTGTTCTGCAGCGTGTAATCTCCCATTAACCAGCGGGGAAGCCAAGTGTGCCGGATGGTTCGCTGACTGGGGACTGCCAGACCTTCAGCGATAGCGGCCTTGATAATCCACTTTCGCCTCTGATCTTTCAGGAATGTCAACACACCCAATCCGCCATCACCTCCTTATGTTGATTTTTGTTACGAGGGACTTGTCTGCCGGGATAAAGAGCGGGTTTTTCCGCATCCACTCGGTATGAGCATCCAAAAGCGCGGCAAATCCATCGATTTTTCGGTTTCTATTCTGTTTTGTGGGCAAATACGTAGCATTCGCACTGCGTTTTGTCAGCTTCACATTACCCAAATACCAGTTAAAGAGCGGGTCGTTGTTGTGGATCACATTTCCGTCCAGAAAACGCTCTTTCAGGTTGTCGAGCGGAGCCGTCAGCGTCAGCTCTCCCTGCCGGACTTCATTCAGCACGAACCCCTTTTCCCGCATCAGCTGCACCAGCAAAAATGCTTTTGCCGGGTCAAAACCGATGGAATCTATGCGGAATTTGGCTCTCTGATCCTCAAACCACTGGTAAACGAGGTTATAGTCCACATAATCCCCGTGGACTACTGTGAGCCGGCCGGAGTCCTCAAGGTATTTCCAGTCCAGCTTTTCTTTGTCCTCTTTCACCTTTTTCACCGGTACCCACGAATGGGAGAGAACAAAGAAATCGTTGCCCGGGAGCGGGAATTCGAGGCAAGCAGAGGTGAAGTCCTCCGTCTCGGAGAGGTCAAAACCGCCATAGCAGCGTTCGCCCATCAGCTTCTCGATGTCATATTCCCGGTCATTCTTCTTGATGGTCTTTGCATCCAGGAAGGATAGCTCGTCCACCATGGTGAAGACGTTCAGCTGCTTATTGATGAAATTGTTTCTTTCGGCGGGAATCGTTTTGACACGCTCCCACTCGTCTTTCAGATCCTCAATGTCGAGCATAACGCCCAGAGACGGGTTTGCTTTCCCCCAACAGGTAAAATCCTCCGGATCATCGTCCTCGTCAATTTCGTCGATATATACGAAAACGCGGTCAGCCGCTCTTTGGGCGATCGCGCCGGAATTATCCAGGATGTTACACCCCAGGATGTAATAATCCATCAGAGGGCCGTCAATAACCGTTCCTAGAGTCGTGATGTAAATAATCAGGGGCTGCTTGCGCTTTTTCGTCTTGCCCTTGATAACACTGATCAGTTTGTAATCGCGGAACTCGTGGATCTCATCGAATACGGCCATATGGACGTTACGGCCGTCCAGATTCTTGCTGTCAGAGGCCAACGGCTCAAATTTGCTGTTGGTCTTATCGAAAAACATCCCCTGCTTTGTGGAGCGGATATGCTTCGACAGTATCGGACTGCCATCCACCTGCGCTTTACATTCGCCGAAAATGATCTTTGCCTGATCTTTAGAGTTGGAAAGGCAGTAGACCTCCGCGCCGCGCTCCCCGTCCTTTGTAAGACCAAAGGCAGCGTTGCCGGCAATCATTGTTGACTTACCGTTACCCTGACCAACGATGATGATTCCCTCACGGAATCGCCGGTACCCCGTCTTTTTGGAAACCCAGCCATATAGATTGGCCTGCACAAAATGCTGCCACGGAAGCATCTCCATTTTGGTGTAGGCGCCTTTGGTGGGGATAAGGAACTGCTCGATAAAGTCAATCGGCCTGCAGCCTTTCTGAATATCGAACATCCATGGGTATGTCGGATCAGTTAAAGACAGCTCCAGCTCCCGGAGGAACCTCTGTGCGGCTTGGATTCTCCGTTTGCCAGATATGATCTTTCCGGAGGTCACGTCGACCGCATATTGGTAGGCCTTTGACGATCTGATAACGTTGGGGATTGCTACATCAGAAGTTTTCAAAGCTATCACCACCGCGACCGCCGCCGTCATCGTCCTTTGGCAAGAGATCTGTCAGCTGCTTGATGATTTTTTGGAGATTACTGTTCATGTTGCAGTAGACCTTGTAGGCGGGGCGCTCCCGTGGATACGGTTCCTGATCTCCCTGCGCAAACAGCTCTGTAAATCCGTGGAGTGCAAGGTCTTCCTCCAGATCTTCCAGAGAAATCTGGATAAACGCAGCTCTTTTTATCAGTCCACGGGCGGTTTCTTTACATTTGTCGTTCATCCCCTCAAAAATATCATTGAGGCGTTTTTCCTCGGCCTTGATGCGATTTGCGGGGGATTTTTTCTTTGCCATGATGCCTTCACCTCTCTTTTCAGGGGGGGAGGGGTCCGCAAAAATCGTGTTTATGCGAGATGAGGACCGCCGTCGGTTACGTACAGAACCCCCTCTAACTTCGCAGGTAGGGGGGGATAGGCCTATTGTCTATGCCTTGATGATGCGCACTGGTGGAAGCACCTTACCTTTTTTGTTCTTGGTTAACTCATGGCAGTTCCAGCAGGCGCACGTGAGGTTATCAATATCAAGAGCCAGCTCCGGATATTCCTCGAGCGGTTTGATGTGATGCACCTCTGTTGCCATCCGTGTGCAATGCGGAGAAATACGGAGTTGACAAAGATAATGGTCTCTCTGCAATGCCTTCTTTCTCGCACGGCGCCACACTGGCCAATGATAAAACCCCTGCTCTTTCAGGGTTGGTTCAGAATTCTTTTTCATGATTCAAACATTCTCCGGCAGGGCAGCGGAGACTATCCCAAATCCCCGCTGGCCCACCATTAGGAGGCATTTACGCAAGGGCATACCAGCAACCCTTAATTCCAGTATAGCGGCAAAAAACGGACAAACTGGGACAGCTTTTCATAAAAGCTTGACAAAAGCGGAGGCATGTGCCCCCGCTCAATGGTCCTTCAGATATCTGGTATGCCTTTTTCTTACTCCCTCCGGTGTATTGCCGCCGCCAATACG